AATATTTGAACAAACCTGTAAAGAAGTCATTATGGCAAAGAATTAAATCTTGGTTCTAAACCATCAGAACCCTTACGTGGAGGGTAAGAATATCCACGTGTATATTCTCCTGTGATGTATGATTGGCTTATAGCATAGAAATCTCTAAAATTTCAAGACCCGTGGCCGATGCGGGCGGGAGGACCAATTGAAATACTAGTCCTTTGAAACTATAATAGCAGAAGGAAACTTGTTGGATAGGTAGTTATCGTGAACAGGTAGTCTGGGGTAAACATTAGCCCAGGTGGGGAGTACTAAATATACGGCGTATAAATCCCTAGATTAAGAAACTAGGTTGCAGTCATTGGAAATCTCCCCAATATTTTTCATATTAAGAAAATTTTAAGTTAATAAATATTATCTGAATGGAAGGGGTTCGTTGTGAAACGCGCCCCTTTTTTAAATATGATATGGTTGATTTTAATAAGAAAATTGTAAATTCAAATAAATTTCGCTAGGCTGCATTAAATTTTATTAATACTGGTAGTTATTGTAATTTTCCTGAATCTACTTCAGAATATTTTAAGTTCTGGGATGAGGAAAGTAAAAGATGTGTAGATGGTTATACTGCTGATGATGGAGATTTCATTAGTGGGTATAACTATTTTTATTTAAACTATTGCCCTATATCTCGTATAGTTAACCGTATTACAACAGATGAGTCTGGAAATACTAAAGTAAAGCGTGTTAATGAGGTTACATTTCCTGACTTCTGGGATTATGACTATTACTATTTTAATGCAGTATAGGAGGCTCAAGAATAGGGTAAACACTTATGCTTACTTAAGTCTAGACGTAAGGGTTTCTCATATAAAGGCGGGTCTATGGCGTGCCGTAATTTCTATTTAATACCATACTCTAAAACCTTTATATACGCGTCAAATAAGCAATATTTGACAGATGATGGTATTCTTACTAAAGCTTGGGACTATATGGACTTTATAGATAAGAATACAGCTTGGGGGAAGAAAAGGTCAGTTAATACTTAGATGCGTAGACGTGCCGGATTCTACACTAAAGATGATTACGGCAATATCATAGAATTAGGTTATAAATCAGAAATTATAGGTGTTACTTTGAAAGACAATCCTGACGTAGTACGTGGTAAGAAAGCTAATCTTATTATGTTTGAAGAGGGCGGTTCTTTCTCTGAATTAGGCGCAGCATGGCAAATCGCTAGACCTTCTGTAGAGGTAGATGGTATAGCCTTTGGTACTATGATAGTATGGGGTACTGGTGGTGATGAAGGTTCTGCATTTGAAACTATGAAGGATATGTTTTACAACCCTGATGGATACAATTGTTTAGGGTTTGATAACATATGGGATGAGTCTGCTACTACTAATAAATGTGGTTTCTTTGTACCTCAATATACTAACTTAGATATACGTGATGAGAATGGTAAACGTATATATATGGACGAGGACGGTAATACGTACCGTAAGAAGTCTTTAGAACACATATTAGCAGAAAGGCAAGTAGTAATAACTAATGCCACTAATAACGCAGCAGTTGACAGATACGTTGCAGAAAGACCTATTACTCCAGCAGAAGCAATGTTAGAGTTTAATGGTAACATTTTTCCCAAAAAAGAATTGCAGGAACAGTTAGCATTACTTAGAACTAACAAAAAATTATAGAATCATAAATAGGTAGGTGATTTAGTATGGCAGCCTGATGGTAGCCTTAAATGGATTATTAAAAAAACTGGAGATATAACACATTACCCTTTAAGGACTAAACGCGATGAAGTTACTGGAGCATTAGTAGGAGATGATCCTACTGGTTCTATAGTAATATGGGAGCATCCTAATAAGGATGCTAGTGCTGGTTTGTATATTGCAGGTATAGACTCATACGACTATGATGAATCAAGTACTACATCTTTGGGTTCTTGTTTTATATATAAGAGAGTATAGTCTATAGAATAGTATTCAGATATAATAGTAGCAGAGTACACAGGCAGACCTAAGTCAGCAGAAGATTTTTATGAAAATGTACGTAAATTACTTATATACTATAATGCTAGAGCAATGTATGAGAATCAAAATAAAGGCATATTTGTTTACTTTACTAATAAGCATTGTGACTACTTACTTGCTGATCAACCAGATATAATTAACGATATAGTAAGTAATTCTAAAGTAAATAGAAAGAAAGGTTGCCACATGAATAAATAGATTAAGCAATGGGGATGGGGTCTAATAAAGGATTGGCTTAACGATATTAATGCAGATGGCAAGAAGAACTTATACAATATAATGTCGGAACCGCTATTAGAGGAACTTATAGCTGCAAACGATGTAGTTAACGTAGACCGTGTAATGGCGTTGACCCAAGTAATGATATATAGAGAATAGCTATATAATGTTAAAGTAAAAGAGATTAAAAAAGAGAATAGAAATAGGGTACTGTTTGAAGGCCCTATATTTACTCAGGAATGGTTTCGTGACGACGAAGCTATAGATAATATCGAAGCATATATGTTTTAATTATGAATAATATTAATCAAATGCCAATATAGAAACTTCCTATGTCTAAGAAGACAAAAGACTGGCAAGAAAGTTGTATAGACTATGTTATAGGTCGTAGTTTAGGAGGTTCTAGAAATGGTAATAACAGAACTCGCAGAGAGGAGATGCAAACATACTATGATCTTTATAATAGTATATACAATGAAAAAGATCTGAAATATGTTACTAATCCTTTTAAATAGCAGGATGGCTTTCCTGCAATGGCTTAGGATTATAATATAATTAAGCCCAAAATAGACTTACTGTTGGGAGAAGAAACTAAAAGACCATTCAACTTCAGAGTAGTACGTACAAGTGATATAGCTGCTAGTGAAATGTAGGATAGAGCTAAATAGCTTTTAATAGATTACATTCAGGCTACTATAATGAGTAAATTAGGTCCTGAAGAACAAGCTAGATACTAGGAAGCTTTACAGAATGGTGAGATAATGACTCCTTAGTAGATACAAAAATACATGAGTAAAGACTATAAAGATATAGCAGAAGTAACTGCATATCACAGTCTTAATTACTTAAAAAATAAGTTAAACATTACTCATGAATTCTTTAAAGGTTGGAAGGATGCTTTAGTTGGTGGGGAAGAGATATACTATGTAGGTATACTGAATGGAGAACCGTGCCTCGAACGTGTTAATCCTATCTACTTTGATTATGATACTGAAACGTCCGACTTGGAATTCATTCATGACGCAGAATGGTGTTGTTATGAAATGAATATGTCTGTAACTGAACTATATGATAGATTATACGATAAGATGTCTGAGAAACAGCTAAATTAGTTGTTAGATATGATGGATCAAGCTTCTAAAGGAGGTATAAATCCTGAAGTAAGAAAGACATCTTTAGACTATACTCATATTAAAACACATACTATTAACGGATTCAGTAGTAATCCATTTGATAGTACTAATAGTGTGAAAGTATGGCACTGTTGCTGGAAATCATTTAAGAAAATAGGTTTTGTTACTATAATTGATCCTGAATTAGGTGAGCCTAAAGAATATCAAGTAGATGAGAGCTATAAAGAGACCGGGATGGAACTTAATGTAGAATGGAAATGGATTACCGAAGTATGGGAAGGATATAGAGCTGGAGAAGACTTATATATAGGAATACAACCATTAGAATATCAATATACTTCATCTGATAATCCTAACTCTTAGAGATTGCCTTATACTGGAGTAGTATATAATAATACAAACAGTAGACCACGTAGTTTAGTAAGCATGATGAAACCATTACAGTATATGTATATTGTACTATGGTATAGACTTGAGCTTGCTATGGCTAGAGATAAAGGTAAAGTAGTAAATATGGATATTACTTAGATACCAAAATCTATGAATATAGATGTATCTAAATGGATGCATTATTTATCTGCTCTTGGTGTAAACTTTATTAATCCGTATGAAGAAGGATGGGATATACCTGGTAGAGAAGGAGGTAAACCTAGTCAGTTTAACTAGATTACAGCTCTTGACCTTACTATGGCTAATACTATAGATTAGTATATTAATCTTATGGATAAGATTGAAAGTATGCTATCTGAGATATCTGGAGTTAGTAAGCAAAGAGAAGGGTCTATTTCATCTAATGAATTAGTAGGTAATGTAGAGCGTTCTGTAGTACAATCAGCTCATATTACTGAACCTTGGTTCTGGACACACAATTAGGTAAAGAGAGAATGCTTAACTATGCTACTTAATACTGCTAGATGGGCTTGGAAAGATAGTAGTAAAACTCATCTACAATATATATTAGATGATGCTACTAGAGCATTCTTAACGCTATCAGATGATATGCTTTATGAGGATTTTGATATCTTTATAGAAGATACTACTAAGAATCAACAGTATATAGAAACACTTAAGCAGTTAATGCAACCTGCTATGCAGAACGGAGCTAGCTTACTTGATATAGCTGAAATCATTACTATGGATAATATTAGTATGATTAAGTCTAGATTAGAGGAAATTGAGCAAAAACGTATGGAGCAACAACAAGCTATGGAACAAGCTCAAGCAGAACGTGAACAGCAAGCTATTCAGATGCAAAATGAGATTAAGGAAGAGGAGCTTATGATTAAAGAAGCAGAAATGGATCTTGAGAAATATAAGATAGATCAAGATAATGCTACTAAGATTACTGTAGCTCAACTTAATGCCTATAGAGGTGCTGAGAATATGGATCAAGACGGTAATGGAATTCCAGATCCAGTAGAGATAGCTCAACAAGCTTTAGCTGAACGTAAGCAAGCATCTGATGAAGCTTCTAAACAATTTGAATTCAATGCTAAGATTAGAGAGCAGAAGATGAAGAAAGAGATAGAAGATAAGAAAAATCAGCTTGAAAGAGAAAGAATGGATCACGAAATGAAGTTGCAAGCAGCTAAAGATAAAGCAGCAATGGAGAGAGAAAGATTAAAAGCTAAGACAGCACTTAAGAATAAGACAAACGCAGAAGCTAAAAAGAGTAAATAATTATGAATTGGTTTAAAGAAACATGGTGGATAGTTAAACAACTATTTACTAAAGTAAAAGCAGATAAAGTAGAATATAAACACATGGATCACTATCCATTTAGTGGTTATTCTGCAATGAGCTGGTGTGGTTACTTGTTAAGTAGAAAACCTGAATCTCAGATTAAGCCTACTACTTGGAATCATGAAAATATTCATCTCTATGAAGCTAAAGATAAAAAGAGATGGATAAGTTATTATTGGTCCTATGTGTGGGAATGGATTAAAGGTAATCCAATTATCTACCCTGCATCTAGTGCTTACTATACCATTCCTTATGAGATGGAAGCTTACGCTAATGACGATAACTTTGACTATCTGAAAACACGTAAGCCTGAAGATCTTGATAAGTACAAGATTAAAGACAGAAAGAAGACTTATAAGGCTAATAAAAAGAATTGGAAACATTATCTTAAAACAATTAAATAATAGGAGAGATTAATTATGGCATGTGGAGGTAAGAAATCCGGTAGCTCTAAGAAGGGCAAAGAAGGAAAGAAATAATAGTTATGGAACGAGAACCTACTATTAAAGAAAGAATTGAATTGTTTATATAGAGACTATTAGATAACGGATTCGTAGAGTAGGATGAAGATGAAGTACAATAGTATATAATGTTCTTTATAGGTACTCCTTTGGATACTAGAATATTTAAAAAAGATATAATTACTATTTGCATATCTGAATCTTCTCAAGAAGCTGAGATTTACATGAATGGACAACAATTCTTAGGTAAAAGAAATTTTACAGATTTTACATATGGATAAACGAGCATTTAAATAGAGAATGCAGAACCTAAAGTCTTACCGGGAAAATAATCCCGGTAAAGGCTATTGGGATTGGAAAGTAGAAACATTTGCAGATGGCGGTGAGGTAGGTGATCCTGAGAAGGAAAGATTCTATCAGGCTACGGGTAGAAGTAGTAGTGGTAGACCTTTAGAAGAAGGTTTAAAACCTGTGTTCAGTCTTGAAGATGCTGCTAATATGACTCCTATTGGTGATGCTATATCGGCTAAAGACGCCTATGATGCAGTAAAGAATAGAGATTGGTTGAGTGCTGGACTAGCCGCTCTTACAGTATTACCTTTTGTTCCTAGTGGTTTAAGAAATGTAAAAGCTGCTGCTAGATACATTCCTACTGTAAATAGAACTGAACAAAGTTTAATAAATTAGGCTCTGGGTAATATTAGTAAGAAAAGAGATTATTTATCAGATATAGCTAATTCTAGAAATAGAGTTCTAGAAGATATTAATACGATACCTTACCGTAATAGAGCTGAATAGGCAGATAAAATATTCGGTACTAATTATAGTGAAACTTATGATCTGCTTGATGATTTGTATCAACATAGGTACTTTGATTTACCTGAAGTTCAACCCAAAGATATGGTAGCTTCTGGAAGATTATAGGCTAAACCATTTGCAGAAGAACGATTTAATAAGACCGGAGTAGGAGCAGAACCTAATGAGTTTGATTTATGGGTAAACACAGGAATGTATAGAGATCCTATGCAATTAGCTAATCATGAGATGAATCATTATACTGATTATATAATTAGTAGAAATGCAAATACAACTATTAACAATAATATGTTAAAACAGCTAGAGAATTCATTAAAATAGACAGATGCTACCAGTTATTATAGAAAAGGTACAGAATAGAAAGCTTATATGAATTAGCTAAGAACTATGCTCAAATAGAATGGAGATGTATAGAATTTAGATGAACCAGTATCGTCTACTCTACTTAAGAAGTATCTAGATAAAATGTCTGATAGTGATCCTATAAAGAAGATGTTTAAACAGCATAAGAATATTAATGCGTATACTAAATGGTTTAACACTATTCCGTTGCTTGGTACTACTGCATTAGGAGCTAATGCTTACTTTAATAATAACAAAGATGAGTGATCTAATAGATTATACAGGTATCATGCCGGAATACCCTATACCTTCATATAAGTATGGTGGTATTCACATAAAGAAGAAGAATAGAGGTAAGTTTAATGCCTTAAAGAAAAGAACTGGTAAAACTACAGAAGAACTTACTCATAGTAAAAATCCATTGACACGTAAGAGGGCTATCTTTGCTCAGAATGCGAAAAAATGGAAACATAAAGGAAGAAAGAAAAAATAATAAATCTAATTATATATAATTATGGATAATGTAACATTGAACGGTTTTGAGGTATTTGAAGATCTCATGCCAGGAGCAAGTGTAAAGAATAAACCTATTACTCCTCCTACTAGTGAGGAAGAGGAAGAAACAAAAATTGATCTTGAAGGAGTAGGAGAAGAACTCAGTGAAGAAGAATTAGATAATATTCGTAAGAATACTAAAACTGAAACTGAGGAAAAGGAAGAACCTGAGGAAGAAGATAAAGAAGTAAAATCTAAACCCAAGGCTAAACCTAAGACTACTACAAAAGAAGAAGTAGAAGAACCTGAAGTTGAGGAAGAAGAACCAGAAGAGTCTGCTGATGAAACTACCATAGTAACAGGTTTCTTTGACTCTTTATCTGAAAAATTAGGTTGGGATGACATTGAGGATGATGATAAACCTAAGACTGTAGAAGATTTAATTGATTACTTTAATGATGTAATTGAGGAAAACTCAGTACCACAATACGCTAGTGAAGAAGTTGAGCAACTTGATAAGTTTGTTAAGAATGGTGGTAATTTGAGAGATTATTTCTCAATTGATAATGAAATTGATCTTGATGATATCGATCTCGAAGACGAAAGTAATCAGAAGTTAGTATTGAAAGAATTCCTTAAAGAAAAGGGTTTTAATGCTAAATAGATTGAAAAGAAACTTACTAAATACGAGGAAGCTGGTATTCTTGAAGATGAGTCTCAAGATGCTGCTGAAGCCCTTAAGGACATAAGAGAGAATAAGAAACAACAGCTATTGAAAGACCAAGAAAATGCCGCTAAGCTCGCAGCTCAACGTCAACAGGAGTACTTTGATACCGTTGTCAACGAAATAAAGGGCATGGATAATATCCGCGGTGTTAAAATTCCAGAAAAGGATAAACAAATACTGTTGGAATATATATTCAAACCTACCTCTGATGGTATGACCAAATTTCAAAAAGATTGGTCTAAGAGCGTAAAAAATTTAATTGAGTCTGCCTACTTCACTATGAAAGGAGATACACTTGTAAAAGCTGCTGAAGTAAAAGGTCAAAATGCTGCTATTAACAAGTTCAAAAATAGCCTTAATAGGGCAGGAGTAAGTAGAAAGACTAATAAACAGGATAACACTAGCACCGAGTCTATGTGGAATTCCTTCGCACGAAGATTGCGTGCTAATTAATAATAACTAAAAATTAATTTACTAGTATTTTATGGATAATAATATTCTGAATAATTTGGTACTGTATAAAGGTAAGTGGTTCAGTGATTTGATTGATACCGCTAAGATTTCTGCAGCATCACAATAGAATCCGTATCAGGTTGCTACTGTGTTGTCCTATGTATTCGGTACCAAAGATAATGGTTACAACACTTCTTTGGATATGCTTACTGGTGGTCTTGGTAACGTAATGACCATTGATCAACCGAGCTGGGAGTGGAATGTAATGATTGATGCCGATAGAGCAGTTACAATTAGAGATGCAAAATGGAATGGCGCAGCTATTACAGATGATTCAACTGCAGGTCTTGGCAATACACCTATCATGCTGTGGTTAGAAGATAACTGGTTTGGTCCTACTGCTATATTGGAATTTGATGATAAGGAATTCCAAGTACGTGTAGCAGGTGCTCCGTATCAGGACGGTAACTTGTGGGTATATACTTGTTTTGTAGCTGATGGTCAGCCTACTTCTTATATCCCCGCAGAACTCTTGAAACCGGGTTGTCAAGTATCTCGTCTGGCTTCTGCTGTTGAAGAATACAGTGAAGAAGGTGATATCCTGAACTATAATACTGCATTTAAGATGCGTAATTATTTAACTACAATTCGTATCAATTATGATATTACTGGTTCAGCTTATTCTACAGTAATGGCAATTGCTTTACAGGATCCTAAGACTGGTAAGAAGTCTTACTTGTGGGCTGATTATCAGGAATGGGTAGCTCTGCGTGAATGGTATAAGAGATGTGAGCGTATGCTTGTTTATGCGAAGACTAATGTTAACAAGGATGGTTCTT